CTCACAACATTGCATTGGTTGTGCACTTGACATAGACGATAACTACGGTTATAAGACAAATGCAGAGATGTATGATTATATTAAGAATAACTTAGATTATGATCAGATTATTTGGGAGTTTGGAACAGAAGATAACCCAGACTGGGTACATGTAAGTTATGTTTCAGAAGATGCTAACAGAAGAAGATGTTTACAAGCTTATAAAGAAAATGGTAAAACTAAATACAAAATAATATGAATTCACCTTTTTTTAAAAAAATGATGAAAAACCCGTGCTGGAAAGGTTATGAAGCTTACGGTATGAAGACTAAGAACGGTAGAAAAGTACCTAATTGTGTTCCTAAAAAGAAAAAGAAAAATAAAAAGTAATGGCTTTTAATTTACCTAACGGACCGCTTGACATGCGAAAGACTACTAAAGGCAAGGGTAGAACTTTTAGAAAAACGGAAGAGGGTGCTGGTATGACTAAAACAGGTGTTAAACAATATAGAAGAGAAAACCCTGGAAGTAAATTAAAAACTGCAGTTACTGGTAAAGTTAAACCAGGAAGCAAAGCTGCTAAAAGAAGAAAATCATTCTGCGCTAGATCAAAAGGCTGGACCGGTGAAAGAGGTAAGGCTGCTAGAAGAAGGTGGAAATGTTAAATAAAAAAAAATAAAAAAAAATGATTAGAAATTATTACACTGACTCTTATAAGTCTGGATTAGCTGTAACACCAAGTGATACACTATTATTAGATGGCAGAACAAAATCAACTACACCACAAAGCTCGTGGAAACAATATAATTTATATGTTGGTAATTCACCATCAATATTACCAGTTACAACAACTAGCAATAACACTGTGGTTTCAAACTCAGCTAACGTAGGTTTAGCTTCACCTAATGCAGAAATAAAAGCTGGTATGAGAGTAACAGGTGGTACATTGCCTGCGGCTGGTGTTTTAATAGCATCTGTAACAAATGCAAGTAATTACGTTTTAGCAACAGCTTCAAGCATAGGTGCTAATTCAACTCTTACTTATAGTTATGACATAGAAGCGTCTATAAAAGTTCACACTGTTAATGATGAAGCAATAACATTTGTAAAACCTGCTGAAGGTTTTGTATTACCAGTTAGTGTAGTTATGGTTTATGCTACAGGTACAGGTGGTGGTATTTCAGATCTAATAGCTTTAAGTTAAAATAAATATAAAAAACAATATTATGCCGAACATTAGTAAAAAAACAGCTTACGACGTAAAAGAAGCAAGCAATCAGTCACTTTCTAAAAGTGCAAGAAAACATTATGCAGAAAATGCACAAGCAGGTTCTAAATCAGATTCAAAGCATGGCTCTTGGATTTCTAAACACATGTCTTAGTTATGGGAAAATATAAACACGAAGGAAAAGGTAGAAACATCTCAGTAAGCGGAGGCCAAGAAAGAAAAGATCTATTTAAAGATATGTCTGGAGGTTATAATGCTATGGGTGATTCTAATCAACCCTTATATAAATACAATGGTAGTGTTGCACAGCAAAGATATAGTTCTGCAACGCCATTAGAAGGTAATGCTTTTGGTCACGCTATGCAAAAAGCTGGAGGTGATTATGACAAAGCAAAATCTATGTTAGAGATGAAAGGTCATTCATCTTCACCAACCTATAAAAAAGGTTGCACAAGCGGTAGTGGTTCAAACGCTCCATATAAAAAACTAGGAGATCCTAAAAGCAAATTAAAAAATAAAATAAATAAACTTTCAGATAAACATAAAAAACTATTTAGTGCTTATGACCAAGGTCAAGAGGTAGATGAAGGCAGGCTAGGAAGAGTAGAAGACAAGCTTGAAAGAAAAGAAAAAAAATATACTAAAAAATATGGATCAAGTCCATATAGTATGATGGATGTTAAACCTAAAGGTAAAATGAAAAAAGAAGTGCGTAAACTACCTGCAAAAAAAGTAAAACAAGTAAAAAAAAAATAACAACAATCAATAAACATTAACAAAAATCAAAAACAATTATTATGGCAAAATTTATTTCATTAAGCTCATCTGCTGCTGGTTTAGACAGCGGTGAACACTTAGTAAACGTAGATGACATTATCTATGTAGACCAAACTCAAGCTACAACAACTTTAATTTATTTAAATTCAGGAGCGGTTGGAGCGGATTTAATCACGCTTACACACACTTCAACTGGAACTGATCCTTCAGTAAGAGACAAAATTAATTATGCATTAACTGCTAATCCAGGTGGTGTAAAAGCTAAAGTACAACTTGCGTCAGGAATTAGTATTTCTGGTATTGCAATATCGTAATGAAACCAAAAGGCTTAGGTGATAAAATAGAAGATTTCACTAAGGCAACTGGTATTAAAAAAGTTGTTGATAAAGTGTCACAGGGTTTAAACATACCCTGTGGCTGTCAACAGCGTAAAGAAACACTTAATAAATTATTTCCTGGAAAGTAATGGCTTTTAAAATTAACCCACCATATGTTATCGACAACACTCCAATATACAATGTAGGTTTAGAAGAGGGTGTGTTAGGAAAAGCAGACAGAAATGGAAGTATTTTAATAAATAAAGATATTAAAGATCCAAAACAAATTCAAGATGTTATCAATCATGAAAAAGTTCATATTGATCAAATGAAAAGAGGAGATTTGGATTATGATGATAGTGCAGTTTACTGGAGAGGTAAACGTTATTCACGAGCAAACATGGAGGAAGGTGCTAAAAATCTTCCTTGGGAAAAAGAAGCATATGCCAAATCCTAAGAAAAAATTTAAAGATACTACAGTAGGTAAACTATTGTTTGGAGCAGCTTCATTAGTTAATCCAACATTAGGTAATTTACTTAGTGGTGTTTCGACACCAGCTGAAGCTATTGCTGCTATAGGTAAATCTGATGTAAGTAGTGAAGAAAAAATAAAATTACAACAACTTATATTTGAACAACAAAATAAAGAAATGGAAGCTGTTACTTCAAGGTGGCAAGCGGATCAAATGAGTGATTCGTGGCTTTCGAAAAATGTACGCCCACTAGTTTTAGTGTGGTGTATTGTTATATTTTCATTAGCTGGAATATTAGACAGTGTTGAATCTATACCATTTCATATAGGAGCTACATGGAACGATACATTTGAAAAAGTAATGATGGCAGTTGTTCTTGCATATTTTGGCGGACGAAGTAGTGAAAAAGTTACAAGTATATTTAAAAAATAAATAAAACCTGTAACTATATTAATACATAAATAACTAAGTTAAATTAAATTAAATTAAAAATGGAAATTAAAAAAGACCAATTAGAAAAAATCCAAGGATTTCAAAAAGAATTAAACAAATTGTTAAATGAAACTGGATTTTTAGAAGCCCAAAAAACCGCGGTATTATCTAAGTTTCACGAGGTTAACAAGGAAACTGAAGATTTTAAAAAAGAACTTGAAGAAGAGTACGGATCGATTAACATTAATCTTGAAGACGGTACTTACACTCCTATTGAAAAAGAAGAAGACAAGAAGGAGTAATGTCATCTGTTATTAGAAAAATCAGCATCGGTACTGATTATAAAACCGATGCGATGCATTATTCTTTGACTCAGTCAGTATATGGAGGTCACACTATATCTCATATACTCTTTGATGCAGAAGATAATTCTTATAACATTTACATTAAAAAGAACAACGAGGTATTGCCGTGGAAGAAGTTTAATTCTAACATGGCTATATCTGTTGAGTATGATTTAGAATATAAATGAAAAGTATATTTGACTTTATCGTTGAGCCTTATGGCCAGCGATATAATAATGAAGTTAAAGTAGGTGACAAAAGCCTCATAATTAACACTCAGTCAGAAAGTTTTAAATCAGTAAATAATATAGCTAGAGTTATAGCGACACCAAAAGCATTTAAAACACCAATTAAAAAAGGTGATTTAATTATGATACATCATAATGTGTTTAGAAGGTTTTACGATATAAGAGGTGAAGAAAAAAATAGTAGATCATATTTTAAAGATGGTTTATATTTTGTTCAATTAAATCAAGTATATTTATACAAATCTAAAGATAGATGGCAAGCTTTTGGCGATAGATGCTTTATAAGTCCAATTCATAACAATGATGATATAGACGCTAATTTAGAAGAACGCCTTGTTGGTATATTAAAATATGGTAATAGTTCATTAGAAGCGCTAAAAATCAACGAGGGAGACCTTGTAGGTTATTCACCATTTGGTGAGTTTGATTTTGTGGTTGATGGCAAGCGTCTTTATTGTATGAAATCAAATGATATTGTAATTAAATATGAACGTCAAGGAAACGAAACAGAATATAATCCTAGCTGGGCACAAAGCGGTTGAGGAACTTATTAAGGTAGCAAAAGAAGCTATAGTTGATTCTGATGATGACATATCAGCTGATAGATTAAAAAATGCTGCTGCAACTAAAAAGTTGGCTATATTTGATGCTTTTGAAATACTAAACCGTATTAAAGAAGAAGAAGATATGTTAAACGATAAACCAAAAGAAGAAAAGAAAACTGAAGCTTTTGGAGGTTTTGCAGAAAGAAGATCTAAGTAATGTATAAGCAAACTTTATATAAAGTAATTGATCACATAAAACCACATGTAATAAAAAGATTAAATAAATCTAAGAAGTGGGATTATGGTTATAATAAAGAACATGATGTTACTGTTATATCTAAAACTGGTCAAATAGGTGAAGTATACGAAATACAAAACTTAAAAATAGCATTACCAAAAGAAAAAGATGTATTTACTGAAGCTGACAAGTGGCAAACCCACGAATACCCTAAAGCTTTAAAAAAGATTAAAACAATATTTGACTGGAAACAATATCCAGATGATTTTAAAGAAAAATGGTATGCATATATTGATAGAGAATTTGCCAGGCGCCACGAAGGTTATTGGTTTAATAACAAGGGTAAAGCTACTTATATTACTGGTACTCATTACATGTACCTGCAGTGGTCCAAGATTGATGTTGGGCAAGCAGATTTTAGGGAAGCAAACAGATTATTCTATATATTCTGGGAAGCTTGCAAAGCAGATACACGTTGCTACGGAATGTGTTACCTCAAAAACAGACGGTCTGGTTTTTCATTCATGGCATCTGGCGAAACAGTCAACCTTGCCACTATCTCTAGTGATGCTAGATACGGTGTCTTATCAAAGTCTGGGGCTGATGCAAAGAAAATGTTTACCGATAAAATTGTACCCATTTCCGTCAACTACCCGTTTTTCTTCAAGCCTATACAAGACGGTATGGATAGGCCAAAAACAGAACTTGCATACAGAGTTCCTGCTAGCAGATTTACAAGACGTAAACTAGATAGCAACGAACAGTTAGAAGAACTAGAAGGATTAGATACAACTATTGACTGGAAGAACACAGGAGATAACAGTTATGATGGTGAAAAATTAAAGTTATTAGTACACGATGAATCTGGTAAGTGGGAAAAACCTGATAATATATTAAACAACTGGAGGGTTACAAAAACTTGTTTACGATTAGGTTCTAGAATTATAGGTAAGTGTATGATGGGTTCAACGTCAAATGCTTTAGATAAAGGAGGTAGAAATTATAAAAAATTGTATGATGACTCAGACGTTACCAGAAGAAACCGCAACGGGCAGACTAGCTCGGGATTATATAGCTTGTTTATTCCTATGGAGTGGAATTACGAAGGATACATTGATTCTTATGGATTACCTGTCTTTGAGACACCGGAAAAACCTAAAAAAGGGCCAGATGGTTTCCCCATTGAAATCGGTGTTATCGAACACTGGGAAAATGAAGTAGATGGACTTAAGGACGATCCTGATGCACTTAATGAATTATATAGACAGTTTCCACGTACAGAGAAACATGCGTTTAGAGATGAAACGAAACAATCTTTGTTTAATCTTACAAAAATCTATGAACAAATAGATTATAATGAAGATTTAAGAAATTCTAACGTTGTTACACAGGGTAATTTTATGTGGGAAGGTGGGATTAAAGATACAAGCGTTCAGTTTGTTCCAAGTAAACAAGGTAGATTTATAGTATCCTGGGTTCCAGATGTTCAACAACAAAATAGATTTATTATTAAAAATGGCATGAAGTATCCTGCTAATGAACACATGGGTGCTTTTGGTTGTGACTCATATGACATATCGGGAACAGTAGATGGTAGAGGTTCTAAAGGTGCTTTGCACGGTTTAACTAAATTTACTATGGACACTTGTCCACCTAACTTATTTTTCTTGGAATATATAGCTAGACCACAAACTGCTGAAACATTTTTTGAAGATGTGCTTATGGCTTTGCATTTTTATGGTATGCCTATATTAGCAGAGAATAATAAACCTAGATTATTATATCATTTAAAAAGAAGAGGTTATAGAGGTTACTCTATGAACAGACCAGATAAAACAACATATAAACTATCTGTAACAGAAAAAGAAATAGGTGGTATACCTAACTCAAGTGAAGATGTTAAGCAAGCTCATGCTGCAGCTATAGAATCTTATATTGAAATGTTTGTAGGATATAACAATGAACAGTACGGTACTATGTATTTTCAAAGAACATTAGAAGACTGGGCTGCGTTTGATATAAATAAAAGAACAAAGCACGATGCATCAATAAGCTCTGGCTTAGCTATCATGGCTTGCAATAAAAATAAATATAGACCTATACCTGAACATATAAAAGAAAAAGTAAGTTTAAGTTTTTCTAAATATGACAATAAAGGTTCAAAATCAAAAATAATTAATTAATGATTAATACAAGTACTAATAGTTCCTTTCCGAGTCAGGTGGTACCTCTCGCGGAAAAGCTTAGTTTAGAGTATGGTTTGCAAGTAGGGCAAGCTATTGAATATGAATGGTTTAGAGGTGGTAGAGTCAACGGAACGAGATGG